TCAGAAATTTACAAAACTAACGAATTTGTCTGGTGTGGTTATTCGTTGCTCATTTGTGATCGCTGTATAAATCTGTAGCGTTGTTTGGATATTGCTATGTCCTAATTGAGCTTGAAGTTCTTTAGGGTTCATACCACTTTGAATAGCCAAAGTAGCATAGGTGTGTCTGAAACCATGTGGTGAAATTGGATGTACACCACTTTCCTTGCTGATTTTTTTGATCCAACGATCAGAAGTAGCTCTTACAATGAATGAATTGGTCATGTTAGTAAAAACTAGTTGCTGTGGACTGTTTGCATTGACACCTTGTTTAAGAAGTTCTATTCGTTGCATATTTTGCCATTGTTGTAAGATAACAAGAGTTTTTTTATCAATGTATACAGTTCTATTACTTGATTTAGTTTTGGGATCAGATACAGTAGTTTTTCCATTTTTTAAATGAGTCACCGTTTTGTTTATAGTGATAGCTGCTGAATCAAAATCAATATCATTCCAGGTTAAGGCAGATGCTTCACCAATGCGTATTCCGCTAAAAGCTAGCAAACGAAACAGTGTATAAAACTGTGGCGGACATTGTTTTTGTGCGGTAACCATAAAAAGTTCTAACTCATCACGAGTATAGAATTTTGGTGGTTTTGAAGCTTTCTTCACCTTTGGAATGATCACTTTATTAAATGGATTTTTGTTGATGTAGTCCATTGAGATAGCAAATTCAAAAATCCTAGAAGCTTGGATCGTATAATTCTTTATAGCTGTCAAATTACTTTGTGCTAAAGAATTGACCATTAGTTGACATTGGCGAGCTGTGATTTTTTGAATAGGCGTATTACCTAAAATAGGTAAGATATGCGTCCTAAAAAGACTTTCCACACATAACAAGGTGTGTTCACGGACAGTTAGCTTATAAGTATCCAACCAATGCTCATACACGTCTGAGAACGTTAGATCAGTCTTTTCCAAAAAATTGCCACTTGCAATCTCTGCTGAAAGTTTATCAGCTGCCATTTTTGCTTCACGTTTTGTCTTAAAGCCTCTGACTGTTTTCGTGATACGTTTTCCATTTGCGTCTTTACCAACGTAGAGCTGAATGCGGTAGAAGTCGCCTTTCTTTGTTTTGTATTTGCTAATTGATGCCATTTTTATCTTCTCCTTTACGTTATGACTGCTTGCCGGTAATTGTCATTTTTGCAAAGGGTAGGGCACCACCTCCTTTGATGGGAATGTATGTTCTTTTTTTGTGTCTTATAAAACCCGTCACTAGGACGGGAGATAACTTATTCTAATTCAGACTGCATTTTAGACGTTAATTGTCCATTTGTGAATTGGAGTGTAACATTTGCTCCTAAACCACCTTTAATACCAGTTAACCAAATAGCAGTAAGAGTTGTTTCACCACTGATGACCATTTCATTTAAGCTATCAGGTTCACCAAATTTTGATACCATTTCATCATATGAAACTCCATTTTGAATTTGATTAAACTCAGCTAAGGTAAGTTTTTCATCACGCTTTTTAAATTTGAAACCTGTAATATCTTTTGATACTACTTTATCGTTTTCAAATTGAATTAAAATCGTTACACCGTTTTTTGACCAAGTATCAGTTTTTACAGAAACGCCTTGCAAATCGGTTGTTGATGTTGAATTTGGAGATCCTAGCGATGCTTTAACTTCATCAAATGTTGATCCACCGTTTCCAGAATTCATAAGATCCCCAACTTTAATAGCATCGAACTTATTTCTTAGTTCAGTATCTTTTGAGATAACTTTATCTTTGCTACTCGATGATGTAGAAGTAGAATTATTTGATTTTGAATCATTCTTACTACCACCCCCAAGAGCTCCACCGACAACAAATACAACAATAATAGCTAAAATCCAAAACCATACACGTTTATAGAATGGCTTCTTTTGAATATACACGTTGCCTTTATCGTCCTTGATTTTCTTTGCCATATAACTATAACTCCTTTTTTTATTTCAGCTTTTAACGTCATCAGTGTTTGGACAAAAATATTGTTTATTCTATAAAAATATTAATAACCTAAATTAAAATCCCCAAAAAAATACCTAACGCAAAACGATAGGGCTTACAAATTTAACTTAATAAATAGAGTCGAACGAACTTAGATCAGCATTATTTTTAATGTAATTCCAGTCCACATATCGTTCGGCCCATTTCGGAACGTTGCGACTCTTTAATAACTGTTCTTCACTTGAGAAGCACGCTGCGTTAGCATCATAAGTTAGTAATTCTACCATAAAAACATTTGCTTCATATTCGACACCTTGCCTGACGTAAACAAGATTAGAATGCTTTAGAAATTCTGTATTTGTTGAGTGACCGCAGACGTGATGTCCAAGCTCATGACAGCATGTTACATAGTTTTCCTGTTCAGTATTACGTGTATTAAGAACGATTATACTAATACGTTTATATTGCAAACGATAACCCATGATCTCGGAACCAAGATCATTATTTAAACGAGCGATCCCTAAATTGTCACAAATTTCATTTGGATCAGTAGTATCAAATTTACGAACAAGATCACTTATTGAATTTCGAATATCTTCTCTTGTCATAAATTAACATCACCTACTTACGATATTTTTTTGGTGTGAATTTTTGTTGCGCTAAAATCTGTGCTTGACGAAGCGTAGATTCTAGCGATGATTTAAGAAGTGCAGCACTTTCTTCATCTATTTCTTCACTACCATTTTTTAAATAAGCAAGGCTAGTATCATTAGTTAGTCCTTCAATCATGTTTTTTAGAGTTTCTTGTATATCATTTTCGTGTTTAGCTGTAAATTGTGGTGTTGATGTTTTACCAAGTAAATAATCAGTTGTGACACCAAAAAAATCTGCTAATTTAGAAATTGCACTGCTAGACGGCTCTGCCTTATCGTTTTCCCATGCTGTAACTGTTTGCTGGGAAACGTGTACCACATTGGCAAGTTCAGTTTGAGATATACGCTTTTCTTTTCTAAGATCTCTAATACGCTGTCCAGTCATGGCTAATACTCCTTTTTTATATATTGTATTTTGATTTAATTGTAAACTGAACTTGTAATTTTATAAAGAATAATTGTTATTTTATAAAAAAATATGGTATTTTTTACAATTTCGCTTTACATTATAAAGTAGAGTATATATAATATAAAATGTAAACAGGAGGGAGGAGATCAAATGGTAACTGAATTAAGAGTTTTGCGAATTCGAAAAGGTTTAAATCAAGAGGAATTAGCGAAACAATTGAACGTTACAAGAAATTCAGTGTCCGCTTGGGAACGTGGTACTAAACCAAGTTTAGATAATGCTAAAAAAATTGCAGATTTTTTTGAAGTACCAATAAATGAAATTTTTTTTGAGAAAAAATACAATTAAACTTTATATAAATAGAGAGATTAGATGAATTTGATAAAGTTTAATTGTAAAAATACTTAGTGTAATAAGGGGGCAACATGGAAGAAAGTTACAGATTAAGGCAATCAAGAGGAAAGCTTGAGCGTTTAGAACGAGAGTATGCAGAGTTAGATGAAAGGTTGGAAAATCATTATCGTATCACAAACGGACAACCAATGAATGACAAACGCAATGGTGCAAGCTGGTTCAAAAAAGAAAACTGGTTCTTGGATAAGATACGTGATAAACGCCAAGAAATCGAAGAGCAAAGAGAAAGGGTAGAAAAGTTAGAAGAGCAGGCTTATAACAAAGCGAATGGTTTAACTCGAAATGGTAGTGGCTTAGAAATGAGCGTTCCTAATCTTCCAAGGATTAAGGAGCATATCAAGAGAGCTGAACAAGGCGAATTATTTGTTACCAAGGCTACTGTAAGACGTTGGAAGAAGAAAGTAATAGAGCTGGAGCAGATGAAAGAAGTCTCGGATACAAAGCTTACAGCGGGCGCTCAGCAGCTTGTAGATGATGGCTTGCTTAGACAGTGGAAGAAAAAGCCGACAATCTATTTTGTTGCAGATCGGAGCTTTAGGAAGCTAGCACTGGAAATCAACGAGAGAGGCGAGTTTGAAGAAAGTTCTGTATATCGGTATCGAGCAACGACAGATGAAGCCAAAGCGTATGTTCAAAAGTTATTGAGCATGCAAGCAGAAATTAATGGAGGTTAACAATGAAATACAGCGCTCCAGTAATAGTAGTATGGACAACCTGCATTGTATGCATTTGGATCATGTCCAAAATCAATGGGAGTTTCAAAATGTATAAGTTTTATGCAGTCGGGATAGCTACTTTGTTCACGGTTTATATGTTAGCTCTTTACTTATTACGCTAAGCATGTGTTCCATTTCTGACAATGTAGGGACAGTTTTATTGCTGATGGTAGAGAACGTTATATCTTTAAAAAAATGGCGCTCTGCATGAGGAATGTATGGTAATAGAGCATAGTAAGCTCCTAACAATTCTTCTTTAGAGTCATTGTATCTATGTGCGTTACCGATGCATTTTAAGAAAGACTCAAATAATTGCCGTTTATGTAAAAGCTGTTCATTTAATACTTCCCGTTCATAATCTATCTTTTTATTCTTCAGCATATAGTGATTATTTATAAGCGAAGTCAGTACTGGAGCGATTATGGAACATACAGTAACGAGTAATGCAAGAGATATAGTTGAATCTAATTTCATTATGAAAATTCCTTTTTTAACACATTATAACAGAAAGCGAGATGATGATGATGTACAAAGTAATTGAGACGACTTCAGATGATACCAAGATGATTCGCCTTGGATCATACCCGAGCGAAGCCGAAGCACACAGAGCCGTTTCAGAATTTGCACAGAAGCATGTAAACGTAGCTAAGATCTTATGCAAGCGATACAGCTTACGACTAGGTTTAGATCAAGCAACAGTGACTATTGATGATTGTAGTTACTGTTACAAAGTGGAAGGGGGATAAGGCAATGGAGGTGACATTTTCAGTTTCAGACAATGCTATGCGTACATTGGCGAGATACGTTGCAGAAGAATTAAGAGCAGGTCAGAACGTACAACAACCAATGATGACGATGAGAGAGAAACGTAGCAGGCGTTTGGATATCGGACAGACAGCAGCGTATATGAACAGAAGCAGAAGCACTATTGATCGGTGGAGAAAGAACAAACCAGAGTTCAAAATGCTAGAACACATTGACGGAACATCAACGTATTTTCTAACTAATGAATTAGACGAATATTTAAATCAATAATTGCTTGCCGGTAATTGTCAAATAAAAAAGTGGAGGTAATGGTAATTGAAAGAAAATAAAGGAGCACTGATCTTGCTGGTGATGCTCGGTGTTGCGATTGGTTCATGGTCAGCGGCAATCACGATAGCGATGCTCTTCTTGAGCTTGCCGGTAATCGTGTATAGCGGGATCAGACATGAACCATGGCTAGAACATTTTTTCGAGCCGTAAAAAAAGAGTCGCATGGCAGTGCGACCCTCAACAAAATAACTTTAGGTAAATTATAACACGAAATTAAAGGAGATACGAAAATGAATAACGTAAATTCAGAAAAAGCAGTGCATACAGTGTCGAATGTGTTAGAAGAATTGAAATTTGAAACTTATTTTGTAGCTATAAAGAATGATAGCTCAAAAAATAATGACTTCAATGCTGTAATTACTGGAGATACCGAAACAGTAGCAAAGTTACTATTATCATTTCTAAATGCCGTACCAAAGCAGGTAAAGGTGCAGATGCAACAATACTTGCGTGAAGATGTAACAGCAGAGATTTTAAGACGGGAACGTGATGAGTAATGAGGTTTGATCAAATCGACGCGATTGAAACGTACAACGATCCCAATAGTTGCGATCGCTCAGAACCAGAAACGTTATACGCAGTAACTTATCCAGACGGTACCACAATTTTTAATATGAGCAGGGAAGAAGTCTTAGATTACGTAGAAGACGTGTTGGATTTTGGATTCTCAGGAAGTTTTTCAGTACGAGAACAGGAGGAAGAATAAATGAACTTATTTGAAATCAACGAACAATATCGAGCAGTAGAAGAAATGGATTTAGATCAAAAAACATTGCAAGATACACTAGATGCGATCGCAGATGCTAGGGATGTGAAACTTGATAATATCGCATTTCTGATTGAGAAGAGCAAGATGCAAGCTGATTTCTTGAAGAACAAGATCAAAGAGTTACAGGAAGCAAAGAAAGCTCTTGAGAACAAACAAAAGAGTCTAAAAGATTACATGACAGCGGCGCTTGACGAAGCTGGTATCAAAGAACTACAGACAAGCAATCACATTTTGAAGACGAGAAATTACAAGAAGTCAGTGATTGTTGATCAATTAGAAGAGCTTCCAGATGAGTACAAGAAGACAGAAACGGTAGTCAAAGCTGATTCCATGGCGTTATACAGAGCACTCATGGATGGTAAAGACATCAAGGGTGCTCACTTGAAAGACAATCGTGGGACAGTAATCAAATAGGAGGTATAGGAATGCAATTTTTTACGCCAGGAAATTTCCCAGAGCACCATAACATGTATTTCATTTACGGTGACGGTGGGACGGGAAAAACGACCTTGTTAAAACAATTCAAGGGCAACAAAGCATTATTCAGTTTTGACCTATCGTACAACGTTGTCAAAGATACAGGGGATATCACACTTGCCGTTCTAGAAGGAACAGATATTCCAATTATTCAACGTGTTGTATGGGATAACTTAGTAGCAGCGATAAACAGTCCAAACATTGACGTGATTTGCTTAGATAATGTAACAGCACTACAAAATTACGTGCTAGACAACATTGAACATGCAGCTAAAGACAATCGTCAGAACTATAACGCAATGCAGAAGTGGTTTCGAGATGTCGGAACTTTGTTGAGAAGAAGTAACAAGACGATTTATGTTACAGCCCATGCGATCGACAAAGACAATGGCGGAATTGACGGGCAAGGACGTTATGAAGCGGATATGAACTTAAAAACGTTCAACGCTTTTACCTCAATGTTTGATCTAGTTGGACGTATCTATGTTAAAGATGGAAAGCGGTGGATCGATCTTGATCCAGAACAAGGCAACCATGCTAAGAATCGCATTGACGATCGTAAGCTAATTAACGCTGATGAGCTTGTAGAAGCCAAGCCAACAGAAGAAATTACAGTAGAAGAACCAAAGACAAAGAAAGCTAATAAAGCTTCATAGAGAAAGGATAGATGAATATGGCATTTAAAGGACTAAAAGTAGATGGAAATAACACATTTTGGAAATGGGTTGAAGAAGCTGGAACGTACAATGTTCGAGTACTACCATCATCTCAATTCAAAAAAAATAGCAATGGCAACGATATGTTAACACTTAACTATGAAGTTTAGATGGTAAATACGCAGGCGGTCAAATCAGGTTTGACAACATTAGTTGGACTGACGACACACCTGAAAAAGAAGAACGATCATTAAAACGATTCAATACGTTATTAGTTGCAGCAGGTTTTCCGGAAGGTGCTCAAGTAGATACGTTGCAAATTATGTTACAGGGGCTTATCACAAAGTACAACAAATTAAATGTTGCGGTTGAGTGGTCAGACGAACCGAGTGAAAAAGGTTTTTACAATTTACGTGTTAAAAATCATAAAATTCTTGATCCTGAGGGAAGCAAGCCTAATGGAGAATTTGCTCCAACGCAACAACAAAATAACAGTAATTTTAATAAAGCTGATACAGCAGTTGATCGATCAGTAGCTAGCTTACCAAATAATTTTGGATCAGATCCATTTGCAGGAGCAGGTCAAGTGATCTCAGATGACGACTTACCGTTCTAAGCTTAGGAGCTGATAACAATGGAGCGAAGATCAAGAGCTATCCTGCAACGTGCGGATGATGGTGGAGCGTGGTTGATGGTCAAGTTAGATCACATGCCTAACTTGGATCATATCGAGAAAGTAGCAGGTAGCAAAGAACAGTTCTATGTTGATTGGGAACTTGCAGATACAAGACGTGTCAGGAAGAAACAACGGCGCTTGTTCTTCGCTCTGTTGAATGACATCGTGGACCACTTTGTTGTACCACAAGATTTCTTGAAAGACATGTTCTATCTACAGTATCAGTTTTATACAGGTAAAGAGATCAGCTTAGCAGACCACACAAGATCAAGTGTGACAGATGCAAATGTATTGATCGGACTGGTAGTAGATTTCATGTTTGAGTGGCATGTACCATTTGCCAAAGGCTACGAGCTACTACCAAAAGAAGAGCAGTACTTCATCTATCAATGTTGCCGGCATAGGGTGTGTCTGATCTGCGGGTTATCAGCTGATATACACCACACAGACACAATCGGCATGGGTATCGATCGTAACAAGGTGGATCACACACAACATAGAGTGCTACCGCTTTGCAGGACTCATCATCAAAATTATCATCAGCTTGGGCCAGAAAAGTTTTCAGAGTTATATCACGTTCCAGCAAACGGCATCAAGCTAGACGCTGAAACACTTAAGAAAATCAACGTTAAAGGAAACTATGAGAGTTAGCGAACGTATAATCGCCTAACGGGTGGGAAGCCCGGTAAAAAGGAGGTGCAACGATGGCCGAACAAGAATTTGCTGGAGTCAGATTATTTCTAAACATTCCTGCTGAAGTTGCTCATGATCCAAGATTTAAGAGTGATAAATCAATTCTACTATTTGGTGAAATTTTTTCAATGCTCAATGTTACAGGCAGCTTCTTTATGAGTAATAAAGAGATGGCTAAGAGAATACGAGCTAAGTCAGAAAAGACAGTTCAAAATTGCCTGTCAGAGTTAGAAAAGTTGGGATATATCAAAAGGGAAATAATAACTGATAAGAAAAGCGGGAAAGTTATAGGGCGTGGAAGAATTACTTCTCCATATTGCAATCGATTTATAGGGGGTGTAACAGATTACGTCCCCCCACGTAATGAAATTCACCCGGGGGGTGTAACAGATTACGCCATAAAAGAACAGAGTAATAGAACATCTAATAATAGATCAACTGATAAATCAGTCGATCGTGTGAGCAAAAAGCAGCTAGAAGAAGATTTCAATAAACTTTGGAAGTTGTACCCACGAAAGGAAGGCAAAAAGAAAGCTTTTGAGGCATATAAGAGAGCAATCAAAAAGGGGACAACCAACAAAGAGATCCAAACAGGTATTGTGAATTATCTGACTCAGATCAGAGTACAAAGAACAAGCAAACAGTATATCAAGCAAGGATCAACGTGGTTTAACGGAGAGTGTTGGAATGATGAGTACAACACTGGTGGTAATAGTTCCTCTGTCAACAAAAGAAATCATCCTAGTTCCGCCCCCGCCGAACAGCGCACGGCATCAGATCTTGAAAGAGAAGAGAGAGAAAGCAGACGTGATGCTTTTCCAATGCAGTATAAAAATCACCCTGAATGGTTTAGTGAAGAAGATGTCAAGAATATCCTTGAAGAATTTCCAGAGCTGAGAGAGAAGGTGTTAGAGATTGAACGAGCTAGAGCAAAGAGTGATCGCAACGTTTCTTAGCAAACCTGAATTGGTCGATATTGTATCTATAAATGCTACTTGGTTTGAAGATACCCGTTTTAGAAACGTTGTAGAAGTTTTACAGAGTTTAGATGCGAATGAACGAACGACACTCAATGTATATAGCGAACTAGATAAGTATGACGGACAGTTGAGCTATAAAGATCTTGAAGATATGCGAGAGTCGGTATTTTCAACGGCAAGCATCACAAATGATGTGAAGGCACTGCATAAGCTAGCAGCTAAGAAAAAGTTAGATGAAGCAGTTGTAATGTATCAGATGTCACCTAAAAAAGACGAGCTTAACAAGTTGTCATCAGCGATCGATAATTTAAAGAAGACTGACGAAGAGGACGACGATAAGGGTTATCTCGATGAGGCGATGGATGATCTGAGTTATCGCATGTATAACGATATGCCAGTTGGGATCAAGAGCTTTCCTAAGTTAGATAATTTCTTAGCTGGTGGTCTGTATGGCTCGATGTTACTGACGATCGGTGCACGTCCTTCAGTTGGTAAAACAGCTTACGGTGTGAACTTAGCATATCAGATCATAAGCAATGATCCAGAAGTGCAAGTCGATTTCTTCACACTAGAAATGAACAAGCGTGAGATGCTTAACAGATTTGTAGCACGACACACTAATATCTCATCACAGCGATTAAAGAGACCTGCGAAAGTTCTCCAAAAATACGAACGTGAATTAGTAGCTGATGCAATCGAATGGTACAGAGAGCGTAAATTACGTGTGTATGACAAAGTTTTATCTTTGAGTGGTATCTTATCGATCATCAGAGAAAATGCAGCTAAATCAAAGTCAAACAAGTATGTGGCGATCGTTGATTACATCGGTCTGGTCAAAGTTGAAAATAGTCGATTGGCACGTTGGGAACAAGTTAGCCAGATCTCACGAGAACTAAAAATCATGGCAAATGAGTATAACGTTCCGATCGTGGTGTTAGCTCAGCTCAATCGAGATGTGAACGCTAACCAGACACCGCAACTTTCAAATTTGCGTGACTCAGGATCGATTGAACAGGATAGCAACGTTGTGGCGTTCTTGCATAGACCATACGAAGACGATCCAAAAGTTGTTCAATTAACGATCCAGAAGAATCGTGAAGGTGCATTAGGGACGATCGACTATTATTTCGAGGGACGTTATATGACGTTTATCGAACCAAACAATGAGGAATGAGGTGATGAACATGAGCCGATACATGAATCAAGTGCAATACGCTGAGATCATGAAATCTGAGAATTTGCAAGAATCGATTGCTGTTAAAGCGATGTTAAAGCAAGCGATTATGCATACAAATATCATCAGAAAGCTTGAAATGCATGCAGAGGCTCATGAAGATCAAGCAACGATATTTCAAAAGTTCATCAAAGAGCATGAAGAAAAACGTGTTACGGCTGTCTGGCGAGCAATAGAGGTGGCAGAGGAAGAGAAGCGCCAAGGTTGGCGCTTTGTAGAAGATGGAGCTAATTTTTTGAAATATCTAGAGGTCAAATATGACGGCGATCTTAAACAAGTGACAGAAGTTGAAGAAGCGCAGTTACAGCTGACGACGTTATACGATCAGTTATACAGACAACGACAAAAAAGGGAGATGAGATAAGAAATGGGAGTAACTAATGCAAGTGATTATACGATCACACCGCACGCAAGTGAACGAATCAAGCAACGTTTTGGACAGACTTTAGACTCGATGCGTGATTGGACAGAACGACTGCTGAATTTATGTGAGTTCGTTAAACATGAAGATAACGGAAGAGATCATTATCGATATCGTGATATTGGAATTATTTTAGATCTCAAGAAAAAGCAAGTGATCACAATGTTTCCAGAACCACAAGATGTTATCAAGTTAGATAAAAAGTCTTTGAATCCAGAGTTACAGACAAGCGTTAACGAAATGATCGCTGAATTTTTGGAAAAGAAACGACGTGAAACAGCGGAAAGTGTTCATTCAAAAGTATTTGATATTGAACAAGCAGCAGCCGATTTTTATATCAATTCTAGTGAGAATAATCTGATCGAATTAAGATCGGTGCTCAGAGTGGTTGATGACGAATTAGCAAAGTATGACATGTTTGTAGCGGAAACAAAGCTAGTCACAAGAAAGTGAGATTTGATATATGACAGGAAAGAAGCGAAGCAAGAAACGCGATAAACGTAGACGACGACAAAAGAAATTACGAATTGCACAAGAAAGAAGTGATAAAAAATGATGTCTAATTCTGAACGTTTGGAACGTCGTGAAAAAATCAAAAAGAAAATGGATAAAGTCGCTCGTGCTATGTATTTGGAAGATATAAGCTGGGAAGAGTTCTATGCAATGTATGATACTTTGTATCATCAATTAGAGATAGAATACGCAAAAGAAATGCAAGACTTCAAAAATGAACTTAGCGAGAAGATTATGGATCGGTGGGGTGAGGATAATGGAAAAAAGTGGTATGAAAATCATTCGTTGGGATGCTAAGAAAACAGGAAGCAAGTTAGGACAACCTTTTCGATATGGTCCAACGTTAAAAGAATATCGAAAAGAAATGAATATCAATCCGCACAATTGGAGAAAACACAAGAAATGAATTTTAAGCTTGTTTAAGTCGTAAATGAGCGACTTTACCACAACAGACGATAAATTATTCATGAAGTATATAAAATGCGCTCAGTACGAGCTAGGAGGTTTATATGGTAATCAGATTAGATGATGTGTATTCGATTGAAAGCGATACGTACACGTATAACTTGAAACGAAAACGGACCAAAGATAATGCGAAAACAAGTTCATATGATGTTAACTACTACCCGACGTTAGCAAGTGCTCTTGATGCTTATGCAAATGCTGCATTAAAAGAAATGGATGCAGAAAGCTTAGCTGAATTGATCGCAAATGTTAAAGCTGTTCAAAATAAATTAGAGCAAAAATGTATTGAATTAGCGGAGAAATTAAAAAATGCTGGTGCTTAAGGCAATTGGTATTTTATCAGCTGTAGCATTGTTAGTGATTTTTATCTTGCTGATTTGGGCAGGATTTGACAATAGATAAAATCAAAAAAAGCGATTTTTTTAACGATAGAATTTGAATTTTAAGCTGTATTGTCAAAAAAAACGACATTTTTAACAATAGGAGGAAAAGAACATGAGTTTAGAATTTTACGCAGGAATCGATAATTTCAAAGTAGACACAAAGGGAAACATCACGATTACAGAAAAGCTGGCTGGTTCAGGTCTACTAAATCAATTAGATGAGTTGCAGAAGTTGAAATTGGATGGCGTCGTACGCTTCACGATCGAGTCAGCTGTAACACGTTACACACAAAAGGTCGACGCAGAGACATTAGAACCAGTCGAATATTACGAACGTGACACCGCTGGCACTTGGAAAACAGTGCAAAATGAACAATTATCGCTTGATGTTGGTGAAGAACAAGTGATCGAACGTGAAGAAGAAATCACGGCAGACATTATCGATCGCTTCTTGATGACTGAGAAATATGAATTAAAGAGTGATTTTAACCCACGCAAAGTATTGGTCAGAATGGCAGAAGGATATTCGTTTGATGAGATCGCCAAAGAGCTGAACTTTGAAAGTACCTCAGACTTGTTGAAGAAGCTAAATGAAGCTCGTATCGAATACGCTGGCATGGCTAAAGCTTGGATGAGTCAAAGGATGTTGAAGATGACGAATAAGGCAGGTACGCATTTTGGTCGGAGAGTTGAGTTAGATGGATACGTGTTTGACTCACAAAAAGAAGCTGATTTTTATCAGCGGTTTGTTAGAGATAGCGGTTATGAATTTGACGTGCATCCCCGATTCGTGCTTGAAAAAGCGGGGACGATGACTGCAATCACGTACAAACCTGATTTTGTAATTTACGATCGCAACGGTCGGATTTTACATGTGTATGATGTCAAGTCTAGTTTAGATGGTCGTTATGGTGCTGATCCAGCTGCTAAGTTGAGATTTAACTTATTTCAGCGACGGTTTAAAAAAGCTGTTGAAGTAGTTGTGCCACGCAAGAATGATTTTAAGATGCGGATCTTTGGACTAAGTAAGAATGTCAATACTCGCAGAGTTACGACAAAGGGCAAGGTACAATTTTATGACATCATGCAAAATCTTGACTACGATCCAGCAAAATTTTTTTAAGGAAGGTGATCATCATGGAATGCCAATACTGTGGAGATGATTTTGAAGAAACAGGTGCATGTTTGGTTTACGAAGATGAATGCTATTGTAGCGAGGAATGCTTATACAACGCAATCATGGAAGATGCACACTGGGAATATGTAGACGATTTGGAGGACTGAGAAATGCTAAAAGAGTATAGAAAGACAGCAACGATCAAAGCCGAGCAATTTACCGAAGAACCTGAGCAAGTCTTTAAGTACGGTATGTTCCCGAGTGTTGATAATCGCGCTAATGAATTTCAATATTTTTTGCCAACGAAAGAAGGTGATATGGGCATCAACTCAGGTGATTGGATCGCTACAGGAGAAAAAGGTGAACATTGGGCGATTAAAGATGATATTTTTAAGCAAACTTATGAATTAGTGGAGGAAGAAGAATGAAAATATTAGATGTATGCTGTGGTAGTCGAATGTTTTGGTACAACATTACAAAGGTTTGAGCGGTAAGTAAGGAGGATTAAAGAGATGAAATCAACTGAACAAGTGATCAAAGAGCTGAAACAGGAAAAAGCAGAGCTGTCTGAAAAAATTAGGAAGTTGAAGAAATTTTTAGGTAATGAAACATTAGTTGCCCAAGTTGGAAAACGACATGCGTATTTATTGAGGCGCCAGCTTTCTCCGATGGAAGACTACGAGTTTTGGTTAGAAGAACGAATTAACGATCTTGGAGAGAAATTGGAAAAATGAAAATCTTAGACGTATGTTGCGGATCGAGAATGTTTTGGTATGACAAGCAGGAAGAACATACGACATACATGGACATCAGAAGACATCACGAAGAACTTCCGACAGGACATGTTATCGACGTTGATCCAGATACTCAAGCTGATTTTCGTAGCATACCATTTCCAGATAATACATTTGATCTTGTGGTATTTGACCCGCCACATTTGATATACGCTGGCCAGAATAGCTGGCTAGCTAAAAAGTATGGCAAGCTCGATAAAGAAAGTTGGCCAGAAGATTTGAAATGTGGCTTTGATGAGTGCAGGCGTGTACTCAAATCAACTGGAACATTGATTTTTAAGTGGAATGAGGATCAAATCAAGTTTAGTGATGTTATAAAAGCATTTGGCCAGAAACCTATTTTTGGTGATCGCAGGAGTAAGACAAGATGGTGCGTGTTTTTGAAAGGAGATAAAGATGACAGCCAAAGAAAAAATAGTTGAATTGCTAAGCAGGTATAGTTATCCGATGTCGGTGATCGAAGATGTAATTAAACGTACAAGCGATTACTATCTATCGCATACACCAGCGGATGATAATGATCCTTACTTGTGGCAACAAGTACGGTATCTGGAGAATGTCAAAAAGTTTGTTTTGGAGATGAGTGAATGACAACATTAACAATTGTAATCGCAGGCACATGCTTGGCGATCGGAATTTTTATCGGATATGCAATTAGTGAATTTTAAAGGAGGGGAAAATAAATGAAGTTAATTAAGGGCTTGTGTAATGCATTAATACTAGTTAGCGGTGTTGCGTGGATAGCAGCGATCGTAATAAATGTTTTTCAACAAGAATATCTAAAAGCATTGTGTTACACATCGTTATTGAGCACATATTTATTAGCTCATTGTTTGATTAAGTTAGTTGAAATTGTGGATTTATGGAGGATGAAGCGATGAAGTTCGGTGTTGCGGTATCTTATCTAGAAAATATAACTGACAATATTTTTGAAAATCAAGATGAGATTTTGAAATATATCAATGAACATTCTGAAGACGAGACCGCAAAAACAGCTTTTAATGTTTATTTAAACGGTATAAAAAATCAAAAAAACCAACAAAAAAAACCTAGACGTTTTTTTACGTGGAAAGCAGAAGATATATCGACTGGAAAAATGATTAGTACTGAAACTCTTGATGATCTTTCTAATAAAATAAATTCATCAAAATCAAGTATTAGTCGCTGCTATTATGAGAATATTTACGTAAATGGACAATATAAAATAACTAGAACAGAAAGAAAACCATCTTTTTCAAGTACACATGAGTTTATCTGGATTGCAGATAACAATTATACAAATGAACATTTTGAAACTGAATCATGTTATGAATTAGCTAAAATGTTAGATTTATCAGTATCATCTGTCGTTAATTTACGAAAAATGGGAAAAGCCAGTAAAAAAGGTTATGTGATCAGTCGCATAAAAAAAGCGTAGCAAGCATCTCGCCACGCTATAAATTATCTAAAAAACACATTACATTATAGCATGGAGGGCAAATTAATGGAAATCGATATGAGCAAAGCTGAAGAATTTGCAAACTGGTTTTCAGGTATTGATGTTGATGTGATCGAAACAGCTGCTAATGTGCGCAAGTTTTTCAAGCAAGATTATCCAAAATTAATGCGAGTTGCTGGTGTTGGGAATAGCTTTTTAAAGTCGCCTGTGATCACAGAT